TTTTAGGACCGAAGTACCACGCCTTTGATTTTTCATAAGGATACATTATTGCTGTCTGCCAATAGTACTGTAAAATATGTTTACCCATCATGGTATAGGCTCAAGTTTGTCCTGCATATCCTGGGAAGGTGTTCTTTCTTCTTTCTGCCTTATGGATTCTTTCATGGATATATCAAGTAACTCCTTTTCCTCTAGCATTTTGGTATGAAAATCTTCTGGTTCATCCATTGAAATAAAAGTGGGTGTATGTTCGCCAACATAGGCACCTATCACGTTAAACTCGAAGTACTCTATTGCTTCTAGTTGATCCATGTCCTTCATTAAAATTTCAATACACTTATCTCTATTATAAGCCACAGACATAGTATTAAACTGCTGTGCTACTCCTATAATTGCATCATCAAAACCATCAGCAAATAATAATTCACTATCTGGATAATTTTCTTCAATCTGTTTTCTTTTAACCATGCTTATATTTCTTTCTGTTTCTCTTGCTCCAACGCTTGTGCCACCCCCAGCAGCTAAGGGCGCCACCATAATGCTCACAGAGGGAATAAAACCAATCTTTGACTCTGAAGAGTAAATTACCCGGGTCCAATGACTCCAGTCTACTCTTTAAAGCCCGATACGGGGCAGATATGAGCCTTTTTATTTCCCAGAAAACCGCCATTTTATCCTTAGGGTCCCAAACCTCCATTATGCTATATTTTCTTGATTTAACTCTATTTTTTCTTTTGCAGGATCTTTCCCTAGATTCTTTACAACTATTTTAGCGTTAAACGCGATTGAAATTCGCTGTCGTGTTGGATGTGGATTGTGTGCCACGTCATGCTGAAGGTAAGATGGAAACAATAAAACGTCCCCGTCATGTGGTTCATGTCCAATCATGTTGGCATGCGGAATTCCAGGTGATATCATTTTATATAATTGTTCATGTGTTGCAAATCTGATGACACCTGTTCCCCCTCCCTGCACATAATATACTCCTGACAAGTCTGCGTTCGCCATGTGGTGTGTATGAAACATATTTGCTGATCCAGGTTCGTTAACGTTTGTCCAGTAAACCATTTGAGCATTCACTGGAATCTTAGGCATGAAGTGATCTGTCCACGCAGCAAGAATCATGCTTATGGGTTTGAACAGTTCCCCTTCACATTTATATTTCTCCAGTGTTCGCCAGCAACCTTCATTGGTCTCCGGCATCCCTTGTGGATCCTTTTCCCTCATTGTCATTATTTCATTTAATAATAAATTATTAAGATTTTCATAATTTTCCCAGCGCTTGTAGAACAGACGTGTGTCCTGTACTGGAATCTTTGCTATTATATCTTGTCTTATCGTCCCGTTTTTTTCTTTCGCCATCTTGCTGACCTCATCTTTCTTTTTTTGCTTCCTAATTTACGACGCCCCTTGTGTTTTGCTAGACCTGTCTTCGCCATTTACACACTTAGCTCCGCAATAGAAATGCATTTTATATTCCTGTTCTGGATGGAACTTATTATCCTTCCAGTACAACATTTTTTTAAACCAAGTCCCGCAAACAGAACACAGAAACTCTGGTCCCGGTCGCACTGTCCCCGGTTTATACGCCGCATAACCCTTCACACTCATCTGCAAACTCCTCATCAAAGGTTTCACCAAATAAACTCTGTTGTGGATTTGGCGCTTGGAAATTAATACTACGTAATGGTTTTGCTGACTTATGCAAAAACAATTCAGATGGAGTATTTTTTAATCCGTGTCTTATCTTGTCATCAACCTCACATGCATCTTCCCAATCTTCTGGATAATTCTTTTGCATATTTTTCCATTGATCATTGTGATGGTAAGGACAACCAATGCATGATGATTTACCCGGCATAGGATGTTTATTTATATCACGGTACCATTGTAAGCAATCAGCGCGTGACATTTTCATTTCAATTAAAGGCCATCTTGACGTAAGCCATGGCATCCTTGCTTTCTTCATACGCATCGCTTCATCGGTGGATATTCCTATCCACTGCTCGACGAACATATCTTTTTTAACCCGGTGCTTTGGCTTGATACCAAGTAATCTTCTCATTTCTCTTTGAATAGGAATAACTTTATAATCATGTGTGCATTGCCTATATAACATACCAACTTTTCCACCAGGACGCGCAGCAAATAGTGGTGGATTTGGCACACGCCCGGCGAAAGATTTACTCTCTTCATGTGACCCTTTAATGGGGTTCGCTGCTTTGATAAGGTCTTCTCTAAGATTTCCTCGTTCAACAGTTATAAGAGGGCAAATAGTTACTGCTTTTTTAAGATACTCTACGTGTTCATACACGAATTTAGGTTCCCATCCAGTATCAGCAAATATCATGTAGTCTGGTTTATGTTTTGTTAATCCTTCTTGCGCCATGAGTGCGAGACACGAAGACTGAACCCCTGCCCCGAGTGATAATACGCGCATTGTTGGCTCTCTTTTCTTTCCTTCTTCATCAAAATACTCTGGTTCCTCCGTCGCCGCAACTGCAGCCATTGCATTAAGCGTCTTCCTATTAGGCTTAAGTTTTGTAGACATCTCTTCAAGAAGCTTACGACGTTCAAACTCCATTTGTTCAGGGTTAATAGCAAACCCTGGCTTAACTCCACCAATTGGTTTATTTTTCTCAGCACGTTTCTTCCCTTGTTCTTTATACCCTAAATTAGCCATTATTTTGCCTCTCCCCAATTATCTTTTATTTTATACTCTACTTTCGAGGGAACTTCTAGTGGTATACAATTTTCCATAATATCTTTAATTTCTTTTGCTTCTTTATCACATTTTACACTACAATTCAACTCATCATGTACCTGAATAAGGGGCGTAATACCTAATTTTTCATATACATCTACCATAGCTTTCTTTGTTTGGTCTGCAGCAGATCCTTGTATAAGTCTATTAAGAGCCTTGTATGTTCCATAACGTTTAATGTTCCCATAATATTCTTTAAACGCATCATCATGGGGCAATGGTTTATAATACTTTTTATCAAACCAAGAAGGTTCCCACAACTCAAAACGACATTTCCTTCCTAATAAAGTTCTAATAATACCATATGTATTAGCGTGGTGCATCACATCTTCAAGCATTCCTTGCATAAAAGGAACTTTTATTCTAAATTCTTTAAGCATTGATTTAGCTTCTAACGGAGTAATGTCCAAATCAATTGCCATCTTTTTATACCCCATACCATACATAACCCCAAGGCCAATGGTTTTCGCTAGCTTACGATCAATCCCCGCCATATCTGCTGTCTGTTGATGAAAGTCTAATCCTTTTATGAAAGCTTGCTGTACATTTGTTGCCCCTTCGTTCTTATTCTTAACTGCAAAGTGTGTAAGAATTCTAGGTTCTTGCTGTGAATAGTCAGCAGATAGCCAATACTCTCCTACCTCTGGAATAAATATTTTACGCAGCTCAGACCCAAACTCATTTCTAATAGGCATTTGTTGTAAATTAGGAGCATACATAGAAAATCTACCTGTAACTGTGCCCCCACTATCCCCCCGGATTTGATTAACGTGCGCATGCAATCTGTCATTACAAATATATTTGGAGATACCATCTATAAATGTTCCTTGTAATTTATTAAGAACACGTGCTTTTGTAATCATACGAGGTAACTCATGCTTATGTGTTTCCAAGAATGTTTGGGTAAAACTAGGGGCTCCAAGGGAAGTGTGTGGATACTCTAGGTTAACTTGATCAAACGCAGCTGCACAAGATCTAGCTGACCATACTTGAACTTCATTTCCTACTAAATCTTTTATTCTTTTTAAATATTTCTTTTCTTTATTAAGTAATTTCTTTTTAAGGCCAAAAGCCCTCTCCATATCTACTCGTACACCACGTTTGGTCATATTAAATATAACTCTAATTAACCTGCATTCTGTATCATATACACCATCAAGGGAATCCTTTGTTATCTCTTCTTTTAAACGGTCATGTAATCTATATGTTAAGTTAGCATCCCTTTCTGCATACAATCCTACAAAGGAAGAATGCATTTTGTACATATCTGCTTTGGGATCTAATCCCAGCTCTGCGGCTTTGGCAATTAATAAACTTTCATCTTTCTTTTCATTTAAGTAAAATGCCCCCATTGAATTTAAAGTATAAGAATACCTATTCTCATTAAGCAATGCGCAGGCAATCATTGTATCATGAATATATCCTTTAACTTCTATTCCCAGGACACTTAACCATCCTATATCATATTGAGCATTGTGAAATACCTTTTGTATAGATTCGTCCTCACAGACCTCTTTTATGTATTTTAAGACAGGTTCACTGTCCATATTTCCTCCGCCTTCGTGGGCTATAGGATAGTAAGCAGTGAAATCACCACTAGATATGGCAATGCCTATGACCATTCCAACTTTTCTAGGCCACCCTGGTCCCATTGTTTTCAGTTGAGTATCGCATGTCTCTAAATCTATTGCCACCACTTCCCTTCCCTTCATGGAAGGGAACTCTGTGGGGTGTAGCCATTCTGCTTTTACTTCGTCTTGATTAAAAAGATCCACTGTCACCTATTTCTCCTGCTATTGCTGCATAACCTACCATGTCGATAAAGTTATCAATGTTAAACTTCTCACCTTGTGTGCTTCTTGATATCTTTAACAATATCATCATAATAGCTACATCATCAGCTGTAATACTAGCCATTGGTTGTAGCTTTTTATCGAGAAATATATTCCAGAACTCTGCAATTTCTGCATGATTCTTTAATGCATCTCCATGTGTCTCATTTCTAGTTTTAGAAATAAGTTGATTAGCTTTCACTAGTATTTCTTCTTTACTCATGCTCATAATATAAATCCACCCCCTCTTTGTGGTTGAACAATGTGTAATTCTTCTTTTGCCCTTGTGGCACCGACGTAAAATACACGGTTAGTATCATCGGAATTCTTTTCCATTTCTCCTTGATTAGCTGAGGACAAATCAGTCATCAACATTACATTGTCACATTCCCCTCCTTTAGCTACATGAATAGTACTTAAATGAATCTTAGGGTCTGCTGTTAAATTTCCTGGATTAAACTTTTCTAAAGCTTTGATATATTCTTTATTAGTATCCCCCATTTTATCAAAAGCAGACTGCCAAGGTACATTGGTGAGTAGCAGCCCATGATTATTAACGAGATCTTCTATGCCGTATGTAGCCTCTCCTTCAATAAAACTTTGTAAACTCTTATGGCCACGGGCAATAGCGGTTTTTGATGGAAGGTAACTATACATATCAGATACATCTTTAAATGAAATATGCTCTGCTCGATGTAACCTATTCCAAGAATCAACCGCATTTAATAATTCTTTTTCAATAGGAAGTTTATTATTCTTTTTATAAGGCAAACCTTGCGTTCGTAAATCTTGTTCCATTTCTTTGAACATATATTTGCAAGTAGCAAGAATTAGCCAATTGCCTTCTCTTACATCCACAGCTTCTGGGTATGAATGAAATTTTAATTTACCTATATGATCGCGCGGTTTCCATTCTTTAGGAAGTCTATTTCCTATTCTTTGGACAATCTCATCGGCCAAATTATGAACAAGTTGAGGACATCTATAAGACTTATTCAATACACTCTTATTACCTTTCATATTAATTAAATGCTCTATGTCTGCTCCAGCCCATCTAAAGATTGCCTGGTCATCGTCCCCACTAATATAAACCCTTTTAGTGTTGCGAAAAATTTTCTCACAAACTTCCCATTGTAATTTACTTAGATCTTGAGCTTCGTCTATCATCACTACATCAAACTTAGGGGTAGGTCCATGCGCTACATATTCTGCTAACATATCTGTAAAATCACTCTTACTATTTTTATGTTTGTATTCTACTAATGATTGATAAGCTCTAAGTAATTCATACCAACCAAAGTTTAAATTTTGTTGATTATAATACTTCTCAAGTTCTAAACATTTAACGCGTGCTAAATTTATTTCTCTTAAAAAAGGATTGTCTGTGGTTATAATTCCATTCTCCGGATCTTCATTAATAAAATCAAAATCTATACCATAATCATCTCCAAACTTTTTATAATCTTTTTTCTTCATAACTTCAGAATTAGTTATACCTAATTGCCTTTTACCAAATGAATGTAGCGTTCTAAAGTAGGGTAAATCATCATCAGTCAAATTAAATTTAGACTTAGCTCTATCTCGTGCCTCATTAGCAGCTTTCTGTGTAAAGCTAAAAAATCCTATGCTCTCTGGACCAGCTGTCCTATTTTTTAGTTCCTGGTCCACGATGCTTAGTAAGTTTTCTGTTTTCCCTGTGCCGGGTGGTCCTAATATAATGTTTATTTCGACCATGTAAAAGAACACCTCCCATCATTATGTACATGGATGAGTTTAACGCCTATTTTTTTCTGACAATTATTAATAACACGATTAATCCTGCATCCCTTTTTAGGTCCAGTCTTTCTAATTGATACTGTTTTAACGTCTAGCTTTAAAACTTTACCATTATCTCTGTGCACAGCCACTAAATCAATTGGATCACAATCTTGGGTTTTAAAATATACTAAATAATTTTTAGATATTAACCAAGCAGCAGCAATAAATTCACTGTGTTGTCCTTTCATAGTCTTTGTCATTCTAGAATGGGATTTCATCTTGAGCCTTTATTTTATATTCTGAATCTAATTTAGGAAATGATGGAACACCCCATGTGTTAACACCTTTACCTTTTAACTTCCAAAATTTTGGTATTCCGTTTATCTTTCTCAACTCAGCAATAATTTGTCCAGTGTTAGTGTAATGGGTAAATTTATTACGAAGAAGATACGAATGTAAATCCTGGACACGAAAGTAAGTACGTTCTATTCCCACTGAATCTTCCATATTTGTTTCTGTCCAGTGCTTGCGCAAAGTTATTTCATCTCTATTCTGTGCACCAGCTCTATTAGTACAAAATTCTTGTAGGTGAGAATAGAATTGACCCGAAATAGAACCATCATTAGCTACTTCTACTATCTCAGCTGTTTTCATTTTATCATTAACAAGTGTTTGCCAATCTGGTTGTTTCATCAAAGGAGGCATAATTGTTAATACTTCCATAACTCTTTTTTGGAACTTTGTTTGGATTTGTAAATCCTCTGTACTCAATTGTATTTTTAGATCTGAATCAGGATCCTCAGAAATAACCTCTAAGTACCAAATAGGAGGCTCAGTGCATAATTTAGTAAGAGCTCCTAGTTGATGAGCAACATTTTCTTTTCCTACACCATGCTTCCTAGTCTTACATACACTAACATTACAATAAGAAGCAATAGGTTGATCTTTACATTTATACTGGTAAGATCTTTTCTTTAAGGTGTTAATGACACTAGTAACCTCGGCGTGAGGTAAAGGCGGTTGCATATATTCTTGATTATACGCTACGATAGTCTCTTCCCATTTCTGATCATCAAACTTTTTTAAATAAACTCCAAGATTAAACAAACCATTATTTCTATTTCCTTCCGGGAACCCTTGTTTGCATAAAGCTTGAAGACAAGGTGGTCCGTCTTTTATAAGATCAGTTGGGCCTTCTACTCCAACCTTATCAATATCACCGACACTGTATTTTTCATACATATCAAAAAATTCTTCTAAAGTAGATTTTGTGCCATCATCTTTAATAGCATACCTAGATGAATTACTGCTACGAAAGTAAGGTAAATTTAAAAAACTACCAAACTCTTTCTTCTCTGGTTGAATGCCCGATTGTTTAGGAAATATTTCTGAATTAGATTGGCCCAAGGTGGATGCCATCCCAGCCAATTTAGTTCTAATTAATTTTGATGCTATAGGTGTCTTAACAAATAAAAATAAGTGAGCACCACCACTTTTAGATTTACAATAAACAAGAGGGAACCCTAGTTTCCTGATTTTCCCCACCAGAGAACGATGGTCCAAAGGATAAGTGTCAATATCAATACATCCCCACTTAGCAGTATTATCAGCCCTAATAGGAATAATGCCAAGAGACGGACCCTCCCCCTCCAAATGTTTTTCCCAGAGTTCATCTGTTACCTCCTTTTGAACCATGTAAGATTTACCTTGCTGCTTACCATCAGCACGCGAACCTTGCGGCTGGTGCTGACCATAAGCTACATCTAAACCTTCAAATATAAATTTGAATTTCTCAACTATCACAAAACCACCACTTTCTGAAAGTTACCTTAAAATGGTACTGTATCGTCGGGTGTGGTTTTAGTTTCTATTTGTTTTGGGATTTCAGGCTTTGCATCAACAGCTCCACTAGAAGCAGATTGAGCAAATGCTTTACCTTCTCCGTAAAGAGAAGCATCAGTCACTTGATCACCTTTTTCAATTGAAAATCCAAACCAACTTCCTCTATCATTTGATTCACTTACACATGATAAATTGTAAGTAAAAGAATATGTAGGAGGAGTAAACATCCCAGATGGACCCTTAACTTTTTGTGAAAGCATTAAGCTGTTCCAACGTCTACTTTTTTTAAGTTGACTTGAAGACATACTAATCACAGCGTTTTGGTATCCCTCTCCAGTTAACATTAATACAAAATGATAAGCTGTTTGAACAATATGGTTACCGTTTGGTAATACCATTTTGTTTGTCATAGGATCACGTTTAGTTTGCCCAATGATACCACTATCGGCATCATGAGAATTGATAAACCCACCACCTTGTTCTCTAGGTTTCCACTCTACATATTTTAAGTGGTAGAAAACAGGAATAACTTCGAGGGCATCAAAGGATTCTTGTGTAACTGTGTTAAACAGTTGCCCTGCTTTAGCAGACTCAATATACTCTGCTTTAGAGGGATTTACTTGTGGGCTTGATGTTTGCAAAATGCTAATGTAAGGAATAGCTGTATCCCTAGATAGATTAAGCGTACCAAATCCACTCATAGATTTAGAATCTTCCGCAAGTACTGCGAGATCTAAACCCATTCCGTTAGTTTTAGTTTTTACTTTATTCATAATTACCTTATTCAGATTTAATTGTTGTTTTGTGACCAATAAAAGCGCCTAGAAGATCCATAGGAAGTTCTGTTCCTG